TCATCCCCCAACTCCCTCAATCTTCATAAAAGTAATCCAATGTGTGTTACTGCGCTTTCCGCTAATGTGTCCAAACAATGGTTTTTGATCTGTCAGTTCTAAAAGTTCACTTACTTTGATCTGTGTTTCATTCCATTTGAAAATTAAAACACCGCCATTGGCCAACACTCGAAAGCACTCTGCAAAACCTTTACGAATATCTTCGCGCCAATCTTCTGACAACTTTCCATACTTGGCAGCTAACCAACTTTGTTTACCAGCCTTCACTAGGTGAGGAGGGTCAAACACAACCAGAGTAAATTGGCCATCCTTAAAAGGCATGTCGCGAAAGTCCATCATCACATCCGGATCAATCACTAAAGAGCGCCCATCACACAAGGTATGTTCTTCTTTTCGAATATCGCCATAGACTACATTTGGATTTTGACGATCAAACCACATCATGCGAGAGCCACAGCATGGATCTAAAATTTGTGCATTCATCCCCCAGCTCCCGATTCAATATCCAGCTTCATTGCACCTTCTTCAGGATATTCGGTCATCCAAAAGTAATAGCCTTTGCCACTGTGCCCATCTTCAAAAAATTTAATAGTTAGTTCAGTTTCAAGTTGATCTAAATCATTTTCACCATCTGGATTTACAAATTCGAGAAGGCTTTTTAATTGGTGACCATTAAGAGTTATGCTCATTGTTCTGCTCCCGATTCGCTTGCTTCAACCATTTTCTTCCAGATAAATTCATTGCGAGTGTTGCTACTCATCTCAAGAATTTCTTCGTCAAAATCCCAAGTAGCATCAATCATCTTAGGTGTTGGCAGCTTAGGCACAACAACGTGTGTCTCTGGCACCGCCTGATCATTATTAATCTGTGCATACAAATCTTGTCTTTCATCAAGCAATTCAGTGATTCGATCTTGAAGACGACCAATCTCAAAAGATTGTTGCACCGCCTGAGCTTTGGCTTTTTCTAGCTCTGCTCTAAGCCTGTCAATTTCACATGCCGCATGGTTACAAATAACACGTAATTCATCTTCGCTATATTCATCTGCATGCATCATCATTAAATGACTGATTTCGGTGCCAAATTGACTATCACCTGCAAATACCCAAACAGCACCATTGTCTTGCTCAAAGCTTAGATTGACTTCTCTTTCCTTATTCAAATCTGTCATGCTGCTCTCCGAACCTTTCTAGATAACTTTGTAATTGCGCCTTTGATATGACCTCGATCTATACGTACTTGCTTGCGCTTCTCAATAAGTTTTAATGCGGCATAACAGTGAGGGCATTCTTCTTCAGTAGCGTTTTGTGCTGCAAAATACTGTGTATGACCTATAATTTGTGGCTTCAACCATTCATTCATATGAGGCGCATGGCGATAACAACCATAAGGCTCTGCATCTAAATAGATTGTTCTAGGGCAGAGGGCTAGATGGTTCCCGATCTGGTCTGTTAGAGATTTATAGTTTTCATTTGCCTCATCTAAGCGAACTATTAAATCAAGTGCTTTTTCTGCGTCTGATTTCATGCTGCCACCTTCAATGTTTTAATTGCGTCATCTATAGCCTTGTTGAAGTTCCGAACATCTTGCTCTAGTGCTTCTATCGCCAAGTCTTCGGCATAGACACGAATAATGATGATCTGTAGTCCTTTTGGTAGACGTGGGTCATAGCTCACAAAGTCGCACCATTCACGACGAGTACAAGCCAACTGACTTGTGATTTGAGGGATGTGCTCATCTGGCACTTGCTTAGTCAGTAGGGTGTTCAAATGCGTTGTAGTGTCTGGACACTTAACTTCGATTTGCCCGTTATCACTTACAAGCCCATCCGGTGAAGCTCCGAACATTTCAATGAAAGGATGGTCAATTAAACCTGTTCCAACTACAAAGTTACCCGTCTCATTTTCATAAGCCGCGATTGCATAAGGCTCGTTATCGATACCCCATTGCATAGCTTGGTTTGTGAAGATTTCCTTCTGAACGCCAGTGAGGCGCTCAGCTAGAATTGTTAAACCTAATGCATTTAAAGCTTTGCCTTTATTAGGCTTTGCATTTAAATCCTTTACTCGACTTGCTGTGACTTTGCCACAGCGTTCCGAATGCCAATCTTCACTACGCTGGAGAATGTTCATAAGTTTCTCCTTGGCGCTGTAAAGCTTGATCAGCAAACTGAGCAATTTCTTTTAAGCTAATTGAATGCGTTTCCCACAAATGCTTTTTAAAGTTGCTTTTTGGAATGGCTACATAAGCAGCTTGCAGACGTTCAGTACCGTATTGAGCTTCTGACTTAAGTGTAGGTAAATGCTCATCTTCAAAGACTTGGTAGCCTTCTGGCACTTCACTTGTGACATCCTTAATAGGTTGTCCACTTTCAGCAATACGTTCCGCTTCATCTTGATCATGAATGCCCACAAAACCAAAAGCCAAACGAGCACATTGAATAGTTGCTTTATGACGCAAGAAGCGAGAAGGGTGGCTCTGCCATGGTCCTTCAACAACATATCCAGTTTTAGACTTGAATGGTGCGCGATAACACTCTGCTAAATACTCGCGAACAACAGTAGGGTGGTCACGGTCTTTACGGTAGATAATGCATTCAACCCATTCAGGTGCAGCAACTTTCGCGCCTTCCATCTGAACCATATTTTCTGAAAACTTAAATTCCATACCATTAAAATTAGAGTTTCCGTTAATGATTCGAGACCAGCCATCTACGCCAACAACTGGAATAATCCCTTTGTTTTTATCTGGGAAAGCGTAAATCTCTTTGGTCCATGGGTTCAGCTTGTATTGACCAGCAACAATCAAAAGAGAAGCCATTTGTGCATCAGTTGCAGGTGTTTCAGTACGGAAAGCTGTTTGAATCAGTGTTTCCTTTAACTCTTGTGGATTAACATTAACCAAGCCAAGAGTTTCAGCAACGTTTGCAATCTGTGTAGTAATAAGTGTTCCGTTTGCTGGCGCATTCATAATCTTCTCCTAATTCTTTTCCGCTATCTTTTTGAAGTGTTGGCACATATTTCTGACAATTTTAAACAACCACTTTTCTTCTCTTTGGGTTGTATGTCTTGATGTGGTAGTGAAGAGTTGAACCACATGTTCATGACATTCTTGGTTGTACCATTGCTCCAAAAAGTACTCTTCAATTGTCTTGAACCCGCAACTGCCGCGATAAGCAGTCCAAGCACAATCCCAACAACGGATAGTTACTTGAAATGCTTGTTCGCCATACCACACAACAAATACGTCAATTGGATCTACACCATTGTTTGCTGGAATGTGGTGTGCATGTACGCTTTTAACTTCCATCACACCACTCCTGCTTCTTCATCTGCCAATTCTTCGGCGTAGTACTCTAGCTGTTTGTTTAAGTCAGCCACTTGTGTTGATGTAAGTTGAAATAGAAGACCGATAGGAGTCTCTACATATTCAGTGCCAACCACTTCTACATGTGTGCGGTCATCTACAACGAGTTGGTCGTAAAACTGGTCTTTGCTTTCCTCTGGATTCATTAGAGAACCAACGACACGAACTTGCTTAACAACATCGGCAACAATCTTGCATTTCAAAGTTGCACAACCGCTTTCCAGTTCAAATGAAACAGTGTTGTCTTTAACTTCAAATTCACCAGACACTTGAAGCATTGGGAAAGAAGGGCATAGCAGCTCAGGCTTGTTAACTAACATATTCATTAGATAATCCCCCAATACATTGCTAAGAAGACATTCAGGAACAAATCAAAAGCTACAATTGCAATGAAGTTATCCATGAGAGGGCTCCTTGATTCCATAATCAGAGGTATCAATGTCACAACCACAGAAAGGGCAGTAATTCAACTCAACTGCATTCTTTGCTGACTTCTTCACGATGATTGCTACTCGAGTAAGTCTTTCACCTGACTTCATGCGAACTGATTTAAGAGCGCGTTCAAATCCGCCATAGTTGTTGTAGCAAACTGAATCCATAAACTGACAGGTATCAATGTTTCTGCCGTTTTCCTCAATTCTGCATTTCTCGCCCATCACTCCACCCCCTCAACCTGAACGCGGACATACATGTTCTGTTTTGCTTTGAGTTCGTTGGCGTATTGCTCGTCGGCACAGCCTTTTAGGAATGCAAATACAATGAAGGTGATAATCCAGAAAGCTATGAATGCTTTCGAGCCATCACGGAAGGCTTGGCTAAACTTGTACTTTTCAATTCTTTGATTCATACTTATCTCACTCTTTGAGTAAAAGTCCCTGTCCGTCGAAAGCTAGGGGCTTTTTTGTTGGTTGGTGAGATATAATTTAGTATTTACTAAATATTTAGTCAAGAACTTTAGTGAATTTATTTGGTGAAAAATTTCGTATACACTAAAAATAAGAAAACCCACACGGGGTGGGTTATTTGGAGGGTGAAAACGCTATGAAGAGAGAATGCTACTTGCAGGCATGATGCTTGCTATATTTCCCAAAATTTCAGCCTCGCGCTTAAAATGATCTTTGTTGACTCTATCCTCAAGAATAATCTGAAACTCAGCATCATTTTGAAGATTCTGCACATCAAACATTTTTCTGAGTAACTTTCCTGTTTTTTCTGCCTCAGGTTTTGCATAATCAATAAACTTAGAGCCACATTGGTAGTTAAAATCATAAGATGTGCCCGTATGGCCAATTACTTTTGGTTTTAAGATTAAGTTATCTTTTCCAAATTTATAGAGCAAAAAGGTTTCAATTTCAGAAAGGATTTCTTCCAGTTCTTGGTCAGTAGATGGTTTGGCTTCATAGGAAGTTAGTCTTCCAAGCACATTTAAATAATGACCTATAGCAAACTCCAAATCCTGAACACCAGCTTTACACCAGATGCGATGTTTTTCAAATCTAATTAAGCCATTTGTATGGGTGTTTCTCACCAATCGAGAAATAATATTTTCAGTTTTTTCAGGCTGAGGTAGGCAATCACTCATAGCATGAAAATTTAAGCTAAAGTCATTTAAAATAATTTTATTATTATTTTGCGAAATAAAATAACATGCCGGCTTTCCGGACGAAAAGGTCTGGGGCGTGGTTACACATAGATGCTCATCATCAGCATGATAGACATGAAAACCAAGCTTCTCGATTGAATCTTTTATACTTGAATTCATTAGAATAGCTCTCCTATAAAAGGTTCATATTTATTACCAAAACACTGCAAATTGGTCTGTCTTTCAAATTCTGAAAGCCACTGAAACCATGTCCAATTATCAGTATCTCTATCATAGCCTATCGTTTGTGTGGCCTTCAATAAATGAGATCCGTGTAAAGTTAAGCCTGGCTCCCTGTGGGTTGGGTGCTGAAGGTCAAATGGAAGCACTTCAATTTGAAGCACTATGTTTTCTACATTTAGATGACGTACTCGAAGGTCTAGGGAGTGTCGCATGAACCCCGGTGTCTTAATACTCCTAAAAACAACAGAGGCGCCAGGTATTGTCGCTCCCGTATCTAGCCTAAAGACTTGGTTTGCACGAAAATGGATGTAATCAGAGCCCGGCTCATGTGAAAAATCAATATCATCATAAACACATTTTGTTTCTTGAAGAATTTCAAGCATACGCTCTTTAGATATTGAATATTCTCTTCCCATTATCCCCCCCCTTAATGCTCTCAATTAAAATATTTGGATAACTATCAATCCCATGTTAATTAAATCTTTTACTGTAATACAGGGTGTTGCTGGAGATGTCTAAATTCACCTCTTCAAGCATTGCATTCCGTACATTGTCATTTAAATCTAAAAAATTAAAACCCATGTTCTTCTCCACCCGATCTGTTGTTAAGACTGTGTCGGGTTCACAGTTTAAATTTCTTGCTGCCCTGAAAACTCAATTCTTGAAAGAAAGCCAATGGGTAAAGCTATTTGCTCTCCTGTGATGGTTTCAAAATTAACCCAAATTGCTGATGCTTCATTCTCAAAATTAATACTAGTTAGTTTTACCAGATTATAGGGTTCTGCTTTGCCAGACATGATTATGTTAAAGCGACAATTTTCCTCACGAACATAGGAGATGAGCATTTGGTGTATTGCCGTCTGCTCAGAGCTTGTTAAGCCTCTATATTCGTGTAGTTCCGGTGGCTTGTATTTTTTGCTCATGGTATTTGCTATTAATTATCAGTTTATGTATTTTTAAAAATAAGGGTGAGGGGGAGTTCGAACCTCCCCCTCGGTGCTTACCAAGTGAAGAATTTGAATATCGATAAAAAGTCGATTTTTATCTTTAATCTAAATCCATTCTTAGTTCGCAGTTCCAGTAAAAACATGGCATAAACCTTGTAATTGCTGGTAGGCACCTACCAATATAATTGGTAACTTATATAGCGCTATGCCTAGCGCTTGCCCTGAAAGTGTGCGCACACCGTAGGGGCGTCAGCTCACTATTGACACTGGACCTTGTCCTGCTCCCTGAGCAACGTATCTTTAGATCACCTTTAGCAGCTTCCTAGGCTGCAATTCGGGATTAGGTGTCCCGAATCCTTTAATGAGTTATTTCCCTATTGTGTCTCACCACAACCCCAATAATTGATATTTCAATTTGTGTTGAGTTGTAGGTTGGGTAATCAGGGTTTAGTGGTACTAGTTCAACAACATCAACTCCAAATTCATTAATACCAATCACTCTGTACTTTTTGAAAGTTGTTCTTGCTATTCCATGTTGGACTTCTTGAGCAATTACAAGCGATCCAGGTTTAGGTTCAAGAGATGCATCAACAACAATTTCATCGCCAGCCTTAAATTCTGGTGACATGCTATTTCCTTCAACTTTAAGAGAGAAAACGCACTCTGGCTTATATCCTTGATATGTTGTGTAGCTTTCTCCAATAGGGTTTATTCCATCATAGCCAACATCATGGAATAGACCTGCTTGGACATAATCTAATAGGGGAATTGTTCGAAGGTTATTCTTGGTTGGTCCAACATTACTTTCAGACACAATAGGGCTTTGATCTTCTTGGTTTTCAAGATCTAAATAACCATTAGGCCAGCCTACTTTTTTCTCTAAGTTCCTAGCAGCTCTCTCGCCAAAACTACCGTGACCATTAATCATTTGTGAAATATGGCTCGTACTTAAGTCGTAATGTTCGCAAAAAGCTGCATCACTCTTAAATTTCCCAGATTCGATTAAAGCATCAATAGCTTTTCGCAGATTTCTGCGTCTTCTTGCAACAGTATCCATAAGCTCTATTTCATATAGTTTTTAGTAAAAAGTAAATTCGTATTCGCTAAATATCTGTTGACTTGTTTAGTGATTAAAATTAGTATTTACTAAATAAATCACTAAAGGAGATAACTATGTCTTCTTCAAACACAGAACAGCTTAAAGCTTACTTATCGAAGATGACTGTTGAAGAACGAAAAGCCTTTGCAAAAGCATGCCTAACGACTTTAGGGAATCTTCAACAAATTATTTATGTCAACAAAAAATGTGGTGCTGCATTAGCTATTCGAATTGATAAAGAAAGTGAAGGAAAAGTTCCTTGTGATGAACTTTGTCCTGATGTCGATTTCGATTATGTCCGCAGCCAAGCATTAACCGCTTAGGAACTAAACCATGAGCAAAGTATCAACCGAATTGAGTGCAAGGGCTAGAAATGAAGTTTCTAGAGTTTTGCAAGCCCTTGCATCAAGCAATCAAAGTCAGGTTGCTGAACAGTTGGGGATTGATCCAAGCACATTATCACGAATGAAAAATGATAGAAAATCCAATGGCTTGACTGAGCTTGAGAACTGTTTAGTGCTATTGGATGTTCTTGGATTCAAAACTGTACTCAAGAAATATCGAATGATTAGCGAGGAAAAACTAAATGCGCTTTTTGTGATGTCAAAAGCGTGGATGGAAAGCAAACAAACAATTGACGATCTTTTTCAAGATGACATTGAAGATTTCGGCATGTGTTTTGAGCTTGGTTACAAAGAAAAAGCCTGATTTCGTGGATCAGGCTTAGTGTTCAAACAAGGTGGGTTAAATGAACTATTCAATATTAGCAGACATTGAACTAAATCGGAAGATTAGTTTGTTTCAAAAAGCGGTTGAGGCTTATGTGCTTAATCGAACTCTCGAAAACTCTATGGCATTGGCTAAAGCAAAAGCTGATTTAGCCGCATTTGTATTGCGAGGTGTTTGATGGGTGCATCAATTCCAATTATTAAGTTGATTGAAGCTATGAACGAACAGCCAATAGCATTCAACAAGCACTATGTATTTTTAGGATGTGGGATCAATGGAGCTTTGATGCTCTCTCAATTGGTCTACTGGACTTCTCGCACTAAAGACAGTGAAGGTTGGATCTTCAAAACACATCATGAGTGGACTCAAGAAACTGGTCTTACTCGTCGTGAGCAAGATACGGCTAGAGCAACACTTAAATCACTTAAATTCATCTCTGAAAAAAAGATGGGTGTGCCTCGTCGTGTTTACTACCGTGTAGAGCATGAAAACCTTTATCAAGCTTTGATCGAATACTCTGAAAGCATTGATATTAATAGTATGCACAATTCCGCCACACTGAATGCACAGAACAGCCATACTGAATGCACAAATGCGCCAGACTGTATGCACAATTCCGCCACACTGAATGCACAAATCCGCCCATCTAATACAGAGAATACATACAGAGAATACACAGAGAATACTACAGATATTATTTGTGCTGAATCAGCACCAAAAACACAAAAATTCAAAGCAAAAGATTTCTTGTTGAAAAACGGAGTATCTGAGCAAACAGCAACTGAATATCTTGATCTTCGCAACAAGAAGAAAAAACCAGTAACTCAACGAGCTTTACAACTTGTTTTCAAACAAGCTCAGGAAGCAAAACTAAGTAATGAGCGTGTATTCCAAATTATCGTTGTTCGTGGTTGGGAATCTTTCAAAGCAGCTTGGAATTGGCAGGAGACAAATGCAGAGCTTGAGCAATTAGAAAATCCAGTTGTTGAGCAGCATCAAGCCATCCCTGAACAACCAGCAACACAATTCAAAGGTGTTGCTAAGAAATTTAAGGGGATGGATTAATGATCGAACTATATTCTATTCCGGTTGAGCAAAGCATTCTGTCTACGCTCATGACGATTGACCAAGCTGCTGATGAGTTTATCTCACAGATCGATGCTCAAGATTTCTTTGCATCACAACATCAAATCATTTTTGCACACATTAAAAACCAATTGAGCAAGGGTGAGTCGTTTGATGAAGTGACTGTATTTGAATTGATCAAGGCGAATCCCCTAGAGATTAACCAGATTGATGAACAGTTCATTGTTAACTTGATGAGCCGTGTAAGTAATGCAAGTTTGTTGGTTACTCACATCAAGAAGCTTAAAGATTTATCTACCCGCAGAAAGCTTCAAGAGACTAGTAAGCTGATCAATTCAATTGCAAATGACTTGGTAACGCATACTGCTGAATCTGCTGTAAGCAAGGCTCAGTCATTAGTTCAAAACTTAGATTTTGGTGCTGGTGAGGAAAAGCTTAAACATGCTCATGAGTTTTCAAAAGAAGCTGTAAAAGAGTTCCTTGATCGCCACATGGCAATTCATAACCAAATGCCTTATGAGGGCGGTATCAAGACTGGCTTTACTGCTCTGGACAACAAACTGGGTGAAATCAGCAAAGGGGATCTGGTCATCATTGGTGCACGCCCTTCAATGGGTAAAACAACGTTTGCTCAAAACATTGCAGCAGACATGATGATCAACCAATCTTTACCGGTTCTATTCATATCAATCGAAATGAAGGGTAGACAGATCGCACAGCGCTTAATTAGCGGCATTGGTGGAGTAGAGCTACGCAAAGTATTAACAGGCCATATCGACCCAAATAGCGACGATACGCAGAAGGTCAATAACGCTGCTCTAGTACTTGAGAAAGCACCTTTGATGATCGACGACAACAACCGCGCAACTGTGGCAACTATCCGCAGATCAGCTAAGAAGGTTCAAGCCAAATACGGAAAGATTGGCGCAATCTTTGTTGATTACATCCAGAAAGTAACACCACTCACTAAAAACAACTTTGGTCGTTCTGACAAAGATATCGGTGAAATATCTAATGAGCTTAAGCGTATGGCAGGTGACTTTGATTGTCCTGTGATCGCACTAGCACAGCTTAACCGTAACTTAGAGAACCGCCCAAACAAACGCCCTGTAAACGCAGATCTAAAAGAATCAGGCGACTTAGAGCAAGACGCAGACATCATCATGTTTATTTACCGCGATGAAGTCTACAACAAGGATTCTAAAGAAGCAGGTACAGCAGAAATCATCATAGGTAAGGCTCGTAACGGCTCAATTGGCACAGTTCGATTAGCTACAGACTTGTCACGCGCAACATTCGCTGACTTAAGCCCTGAGTATTACCAGTCTATGGAAGAGAGAGGTGCAGCGTGAATCCAGAAAACCAAAAAGAACCATTGCTATTCGGCTCTATGACTTACACACAGATCATGCAGTTAAGAGCAGCTTACAACTTAGGGATTAAGGATGCTGAAACACGACAAGCTAATTCTCTGTACCAAAAACTACAAAGACGCGGCTGGTTGAAGCGTTTGAAGGAGCGTCAAGTCATTACTAAACATGACAAGGAGCGCAGCCAATGAAACCAGAACAGTTTATTCGTGAGTACGGGCCTAACACTTTCAGGATATCAATGTCTTTTGTCAATACTGCTAAGTATCTAGTGGTTCATGATGGAGAGATTGATTTCACAGATGAGATAAAGCCTCACCATGGCGATCGTGTATTTGAACGTGAAGTGGTCAAGCGCCTGGTGGAGTCGGTTGATTTGGTCGAATCATGGGGCGGCATTGATGATGTAAAGCTATATGACTTGTCTCATTGCAAAAACAGGCCTGAATCGGCTGGATACAAGTTGCTTCAAGCAATTGCTGATTACGAATCAATATACGGAGAAGAATAATGACGAAGGTATTAATTTGGGTAGGTGGCAGAGGTGCAGGAAAAGCATCACTCATGCAGGCGATTGCACTAGGTGAGCCAGAGCCAATACAGCCACATCAGGAGTTTTGCGCTGTAAACCCTCGCGCATATTACCTGCCTAAAGAACCTGAAGATTGGCAAGGTCGCGGCAAACGCAAGAAACCTAAAATCAAATAAGGAGCCAGCAATGAGTGAGTTTAAAGAAAATAAAGGAATCGAAGGCATTTTAAAGGATGTGGTTGAACATGGTCACGGCTTCGCAATGGTGTCAATTGAAGGTGTTGAGCAGGTATCTATTGCTCAAGTAATTAAGCCATTTCCTTGTGAAGAGCTTGGCGACGACTTCCCCATAGAAAACCGCATTTCGCCGAATTGCAAAGTGGAGGATGTGTGATGGAGAAGTTTGAGGAATATTTCAGAACAACCAAGCATTATGAAAACATGTTGCTGGATATTGCCAGAAATCAATTATCTGTAAGTGTTTTTGATAAAAACGGCAGAAAGTACAGGAATCATATTGTCCAGACTGCTTATGAAGTTTTTCAGCACCAGCAAGCGAAAGTGGAGGAGCTGCAAACCTTATACACCCAACAAGGCATAAACATGCTGAAGCTGCAAAAGCGGGTGGATGCTCTGGAGAAAACTGAATTCAAGTTGGCACAAGTCAAGGCAATCCTACAGAACAATCCAAAGCTACTTGAAAGCATTCTGGTTAAGAAGATAGAGCAAGCGCTCAAGGGGGAAGGGTGATTTTTATCGAGTTTAGACTTTGCTTGCCTTGGGTTTATGTTCGACATGAGTTTGGGCATGAATCTTTTGACAAGATGATTCGCATAGATATGGGATTCTGCACAATATTCATCACCAAGAACAGTAGCCGATTGACTAAAAACTTAGAGCATTTTTTACATGGTGTTGGGGCAGAACAATTGCCTCAATACCGCACTCAGATTAAAGCAATCAAGTCAAAAGCAAGAGTTCAGGCTGCTAAAGATAAAGAACAGTGCATAGAGCGCCTGATTGCTGACAATCAAAGACTTGTCACTCAGTACAGTGATTTAAATCGAAAGCTATCTATCTACAAGAACCTAGCTTATGCAGTTCGCAATATTAAAGAAGTTGATATTGAGGAGCTAACTAAATGACCACATTCAAAGAGGCTCAAAGGGTCCAGTCACTGAAGGCAGCTCGCTCTAAGCGATTCAACCGAGTACCTACAGAAGATCAAGAACAGATGACGCTCATGAGTTGGGCGCATCGTGTGAAATATGGGTCAGGTCGTTTGAGTGATTACCTGTTTCATATTCCTAATGGTGGCTCAAGAAACATCCTTGAAGCTGCAAAGTTTAAGAAGTTGGGCGTGAAGGCTGGTGTTCCAGACCTTCAGCTAATTGTTCCAAATGGTGAGATACACGGGCTTTGGATTGAATTGAAGTCAAAGAAAGGGAAGTTACAACCAAGTCAAAGGCTCATGATTCAACGCTTAGAAGAACAAGGTTACATGTGCAAAGTCTGCTTCGGGGCAGATGAAGCCATAGATGAAATTAAAAAGTACTTAATGATTTAGGGTGACGGTATGAATGCGGCAGTAAATCACATTATGCAAACAACGGACTGGACTAAATACAGTCTAGAAGAATGGCTTTATCAATTTGGGGCTTGGATGTACTCCAATTCTGGAACGTGTGGGAAAAGCATAAACCCGATTGCTGTCGCTATGGATCAGGCTGCTAAAAAACGCAAGCAAGAGGTCAAGGGTAAAGAGCAAATCATGGCTGATTGGCTGTGTTCTGATGATGATACGCCAATGCCCAAAGTGCGAGGCAAAGGGATTGCATGTGAAATTACGGACAATGAAGCGCGTGCAGTTCAGCGCCTCATCTTAGATATGCAGGGGCAGTCTGAAATCCTTGATGAGTGGTTGGATGCTGTGATTGATCGCTATCTTTATGGCAACTCATGGTCAGACATGGTGATTAAAGTAGGGCGTGTAGATAACCCAACCATTCTCCGTACCCAACACGATGCTCGTGAAGATGTTCGCTGTGGTTTAGCAGCTATGCATTGTAGATACCCATTCATTCGTTTTGACTTAAAGAATAGAGACAAGTAATCAGGTTGACCTTGCGCAAGTTATATGGCATATTTATGTTAGAGTGGTGCGAAGTGTAAGTAAGGCATCACTGGATTAGTTAGTAACCCTTGCATCATAAGCAAGAAGGCGAACCTAGATCAAAGCCTGTCATTAAGTTGATGGGCTTTTTGCTTTTATGCCCTACGAGCTTAGAACATTGGATTTCGATGTGCTGGACTGGATTGCTAGTCGATGCTTAAACGTAGGGCTATTTTTTTGGAGGTTCACATGCTCCGAATCATCAGGCAAGTATTCTGTTTTCATGTTTGGGAATATGAATCAGACATGTTCAATCAGAAAGAATGCAGAAAGTGTGGAAAGATTAAGTGTTTGTAGCCCTGTCGTTTGACGGGGTTTTCTTTTTTACGCCATTCGTCTAATTGGATAAGACATCATAATTCTAGTGTGATTGATGCGGGTTCGAGTCCTGCATGGCGTGCCATTTAATTTAGAGAAGTGTGCTGCATAGATATAGCCTCTTGCCAAAGTGGATATCAAAGCTAAGGAGTAGCTCACTTCGTCTAAGTCAAATGGATTGGGGTGAACATGGACACAATCGAAGCGAAGAAGAATTTAAATGCTTTGTGCAACGAAATAGAAAAGCTTCAAAACCTTTCTCGTAGTTTAATGACTGCGAAAGAGATGCTTGATATTGATGCGAAGATTAAGCGACACAAAGACCAAGTGAAGAATATTAGAAGTAACCTTCATGCGTGATGCAAAGCGACTTGCTGCAATAAGAAGGTTGCCATGCGTTATGTGTGGTAGAACGCCAGTAGACGCAGCTCATAGCAATCAAGGTGCTCACAATAAGGGCATGGGATTAAAGGCTTGTGACTCAAAGACAATCCCACTTTGTAGGCAACACCATATTGAATATGACCAACTCTTAACAATGACAAGAGAGCAAGCAGTTATCTGGTTTGATGCAATGTTAGAAAAAACAGAGCGGATGCTTAATCTTAAAGGTGGAGAAGATGATGTTTTTTAGAAATGAAAAGAAAGAAGAAACAGTATCTAAAGGCAACTATGTTGTGATTCTCCATAACTGGTTTATTGAAACTCATGGTTTTAAGCACTTTGAATTTTCTGACATGACAAGAGCAGAAGTAGAGAAAGAGGCTAAAGCTTTAAGACATGATCATGACTCTACTTTTAGTCATTGCGCTTATTACATCATGAAAGTTGAATAGATTAATCAAGCCACCCTCGGGTGGTTTTTTATTGCGAGGTCAAAATGGAACCACGATTCGTCATCAAAAACCATTCTGACATCAACTATGTAATTGGCTATCTCAATACTAATCATGCAAAGGCAGCGAGTGAAGGGAAGCCTTTAGTGGTTTTAATTGCACCACAAGAGAAAGACCGGACAAAAGCTCAAAATCGTTTGTACTGGATGTGGCTTAATCAGTGGGCGAAGCATCAAGGCACTGATAAAGATACAGAGCATTTGTTCTTTAAAAAGCAATTCTTAGCGCGTATTTATCATCGTGATGATGTTGGTCAGTACAGAAAGACGTTTGCAGCAGTAAAGGTTTTGAAAGATCAAAAGCATCCGATGTATCAGCAAGTGGCGGATGGGTTGAATGAATTAATCACAACAACTGATGCCAGTGTTGAGCAGTTTACTGAGTACCTAAATGACATTCATGCATTCTGCAATAAACATGGGTGTTATTTGGAAACACCTGATGACCTTAAGTATGTGTTGGAATAGTTAAGCAGCTAAGATATATTGTTTTTTCTTTAATCATTACTAATAAAGGAAAAATAATGTTTGTTCAGCATAAATCCGAATACATTAATTTAAATCATGTGGTAAAAGTGAAAAAGGCTACATCAGAAAACAATAAATTTGCTCATAGAGATTTTTATAAGTTAGTTTTAACTTTAACCTCCAATGACATCCTAGATCTAGAGTTTAATTCTGAGGAAGAGCTAGATCGGTTCTTGGAAAAGTTGGAAATTGTGAAGTAGTTATGACCGCCCAAGTGGCGGTTTTTTAATGGGTGAGATTTATGGCGGAGTTAAAACTAACTCCGAAGCAAGAGAACTTTTGCCAATTGTTTATCGAATTGGGGAACGCTTCGGAGGCGTATCGACAAGCCTACGATGCGGATTCAATGAATGAAAACACGGTCAACCGTGAGGCTAAAAGATTACTTGAGAACCCCAAGATTACCACAAGGCTTGAGCTAATTAGAAAGGAACATCAAACCCGCCATAATTTGACTGTAGACGACTTGCTTCAAGAATTAGAAGAAGCACGCAAAGCAGCATTTGAAGGAGAGCGGGTTCAGGTGTCTGCGGCAGTTGCAGCAACAATGGGTAAAGCCAAGTTACTTGGATTGGATAAGATAAGCGAACTTCAAGTGAAGAAACAAGAGCTTGAAATAGCGAAACTCCAAAAAGAACTTAATCCAGAAGAAGATGAAGATGTAACCCCAGTGCAGGTGACTATTCATGTTGTAGATGCGAGTAAAAAAGATGCCGAACATCAATCCAACACTGAATGTGCCTCAGGCTAACTTTGGGTTCACTCACATCGATGTTTGGTTCAATGTTTGGTGAGCAATCGAAAGCATATAAGATTATGTTCGCTGCAGATAAAGCATATGCGATTGCAGCTGCAGGTATTGCCATTCAGCAAAATATTGCAGCAGCTTCAAAAGCAGGTTTTCCTCTTAATTTACCGTTGATTGCTGGGGCAGTTGCTCAAGGGGCTAGCATTATTGCAAACATCCGGGCAATTAAAGATCAAGGCTTTGCTGACGGTGGTTACACTGGATCAGGTGGGAAATATCAGCCTGCTGGTATTGTCCATAAAGGAGAGGTGGTCTGGTCCCAAGAAGATATTAAACGCTGGGGCGGTGTTGGCTTAGTCGAGAAAATGCGTAAGAGTGCAAACCCTGAAGCTTTTCTCAATAACAATGCCTTGGCAGATAGTGTCATGCGCCGTGCAATGATGAGCTCTAGTGCCTTTATAGAAAGCCAAAAGCAGGCTGACATCTTTAATCAACCGGTTCAAGATACTCAGATTATCTATAAAGGTAATAGAGACACACCTAAGTTAGCGTCTTTGGCAAGTTCTGACCTATTCCATGATGGTAAGGTCTACTTTTCATCAAATGGTTTAGTTCAGAATCGATCAAATCTTGAGGATGTTCAGGACTTTACTTTAGGAAGTACTTCACGCCCTCAAGCTGAGATTATGCCTTCAATTGAGCCAGCTTCACCGATAATCAATTTCAAAATTGAAGTGATTAATCAGGTGAGTGGGGCAACAGTTGAAGCTGAACAACTGGATGAGCAAACAGTCCGGATCATTGTTACAGATGAACTGGATAAGCAGCTTCCAAGAAAGGTACCGAAACTTGTAAGTGACCAAATCGCAAATCCAAACTCAACCATTAGTCGGTCTTTGACTGAGAATACGACAGCAAGACGGAATCGTTAATTTAAAAGCTACCTTTAGAGGTAGCTTTTTTAAATAAATTAGGACAAAATTTCAAAAAATTGGTGAATATTCTTATGCTTCCTCCAGTTCCTAAAACTAAGTCATCAGAAGTAACCGATATTATTAACTCTGCTGTTCTTACTGGATCGATAAGTGAATTTCAGTATTTTAGATGCAAACGGTTGCTTAATGATATTAAAGAAACTGAGCCACTAGATTGGTTTTTATTAAGCAACAGTATTATTGAAATGTATTTTGATAATCCTATTCTTGCGCATCAATACGCTCGAGAAGTACTGAAAATTAGCAATAGTGTATCAATTTTATCGAATCTTTATTTTGTTTTTCTTAGCTCAGTAGATTTTTCTAGTGCTAATGAAAATATTGATAAAATTATAAGTTTGTGTAGTAAACAAAATTTACCCTTAGAAAGTTTTATTCCTATTGACTTCAAACCTATAACTTATTTTCTAGATGGAATTTTAAATGATGATTTAAATTATTATAAAAGATTTAAAAAGGAAGACTTTAATGAATTTATTCAGTTTTTTGAAATTAAAAATAAACTAGAAATTGATTCTAGAGTCTTGAAACATATCGGTTCAATTCTTTTTAAATGTTTTAACTCAAGGAATGTTCGGTGTCGAAAATATGAATATAGTTTTATTGATGATGAATTTTTAATATTGCTTTATGTCGATAGAAGTTTTGATGAGATTGACGCTATGAATTCAGAAATATTTAGTAAATGCTATGATGAGGGTTTAATTGATGAACTGAATAAACTTTCATATTTTATTATTCCTTATGAAGTGGGCGTGGATTGAAAAATGGCTACTACAGATACACTAAATTACTGTTATGAGCTGTTAGGTAATTCTACAAAATATGATGAATGTCACAAAAGGAATATTATAGGGCGTGCTTATTACCATGCTTTTTATGAAGTCCGACATCATTTAGAACAACGACTATTATGGCCAGTAACAAAGACAAAATGTGGAGCTCATGAAAAAGTCTATAGCAGACTTAGTGGGTACCCTGCGGGTTCAACGTCTGAAATGATTCAGAAAAGAGCTGCGGAAATCAAAAATCGAATACAAAAATTAAAGAGGTTTAGAACAACAGCTGACTATCATCTTCATCTAACGATTTCAAATCAATTAATAAACTATATTTTACATGAATCTAGTCAGATATCTGAAGAAATATCAAGACTTTAGTTGTTAAAGATACTTTTATACCGACCCATTATGAGGTCGGTTTTTATTACCTGAAGGAAGTTATGTACAAGTTAAAGCTAAATCCTCAGACCAGCGGCTATGGCGTAACACCAGGTGATGATGTGAAACGTCAGCAGATGGAGGGAGGACGAGGACGCTATTACATCGATGTAAAACGGAATAGCCACATTGTTGATGTGAACTGGAATTTAAGTAAAACCGATTTCAATAAAATGATGGCGTTCTGGCGGGTCTACCAGAATAAACCAGCCTCATTTTATGCGGATCTGGTGATTGATCAGGGAACACGTCAGCAATACCTGTGTAACTTCATTCCGAACTCGTTCAAGACCAATGAGGTGAATGGCAACCTTTACAGGGTAAATGCACAACTCGAAGTTGTTCAAAACCAGCCTAACCTTGCTGCAGATATAGCATTAATTAAAGATTGGGAGGTCTGATGGATAACGAATATGCCAAATTCTTTTTCAATCGAAAAGTTGATATTTATCAACTGGAATGTATTGAACTCTCACACCCTTCTTTTATGAATACTTACCGGGTAGTCCGTAATGATGACCGAGGGGTGTATGTTCAGCACAATGAAGGTGAAGGGCAGGTGCTTTATGAATACCTGCCTATGACAATTCAAAGATCCGGAATGCTGGGCGATCTAGACCAGACTTTAACAGTCTCTATTTCAGGTCTTGGTGATATTTTGCCGGATGAGTTTGAACGGGTAATAGAAGGTCAATTTCCGGATGTAAAACCAACAGTTAATTATCGGCTTTATAGTTCAGATAATTTAAATACACCGATGCATTATCTGCTTGGCTTACAACTCGCCGGTGTTTCAATGAACCATAAAGCTGTGACGTTCAAAGCTGAATCTCCACGATTAAATACCGCTAAAACTGGAGATATCTTTGCACTAGACCGCTTTACTGGTCTCAAGGGGGCTATATGAAAAGTCATGATCATTTGCTTGATAGACAATATGACGAGGAAAACTACAACTGTGTTCATTTTGCTCATGAAGCTGCATTGGATCTATATGGAATAGACCGGGTGGAAGCACTTGAATTTTTTATGAAGCCTATTAAAGAAAAGGTATTTCTACCATCAAGGTTAAAACTTTTAAATCCACTGCCCATGCCCAAGGAAGGCTGCATAGTCGCCTTTCACTCGAGATACCGAAACAAGCCCCCACATGTGGGGCTTTTTCGTTTGGGCCGTGTTCTACATTTGATGGAAGGCGGAGTTACTTTTTTATCCGAAGAAGTGATCAAGGCAATGGGTTTTAGTCGGGTCAGTTACTATGATTAAGATTATTTATAAAAAAGATGCTTTGTCTGAAGAAAAGACGATTGAGCAGGCTCAAACCATCGGACAATGGCTTACTTCAAAATATGATTATATGCCTGAACATGTCCGTATTTTCCATACGACAAGTAATATGGATCATGCCGAAATTTCATTTGCGAATGAAGTCACGCCGAAAAATGCATATGAGTTAAAGCAGCTTGATTTATTACCAGGTACTTTTATCGTAATTGAGAATCCTAAAGGTATTGAGCTTGGTGCAGCTGCATGGGCTGCTATTATCTCATTGGTTGTGGGGGTGGCAGTTGCATTATTAATGCCAGTACCTTCAATTACACAAACAAACCAAAATAACAACCAGTCTTCATCTGCAAATAACGAATTATCCAATCGTGAAAATAAAACTCGTGTAAATGGCCGGATTGCTGATAACTATGGAGCCGGGTGGAACACACCCGACCTAATCGCAGTGCCTTACAAAGTTTATGAAAATAACGTTGAAGTTGAACACGTTGTCGGTTGTATTGGTCGTGGTCACTATAAAATTAACGGTGCATATGACGGTGAAACCAATATTGTCGATATTGCCGGTGCATCGGTAGAAGTCTATCGACCAGGCGTTGATATTGTCTCGGGTGAGCCATATTTCTCGCTTGGTACCGAAATTACCACGCCGCCACTAACGGTTCAGCATCAAACTTCTGTTAATGGCCAAGTTCTCCGTCCAGCTGATACACAAAGCTTGGAAGGTACCAACTATCTTCTTTTTGCATATCCTAATGAGATCCTGCGGGCATCTGCAAACAATACGGATTTAACCACTAAGTTTGTAAGTAATGACCGGGTAGAAATCACCAATGCCTCATTCACGTTTAATGGCCAGACTTATGATTTAAACGGCACTTACAGCGTTTTATCGGTAGCTGATGATCGGATGGCTTTATCTAATCCAGCAGCAGTTAATCCAAATTGGTTAAAGCTAAGGGAATTATCAAATCAGCAAACTAGTGCTTTATCTCCAAAGCTTTCATCTATTGGAGAGAAGTGGATTGGTCCATTCATTTTGGACAATATTGAACGTAGTCGGGTGCTATGTAACTTTGTGGCCACCAATGGACTTTATACCGTTTCTGCAGGCGGAAATCAGGGCGCTGTTAATGTCACGATTGAAGTTGAAGTAACACCGGTTAATGAATCTGGTGCAGCTATTGGTAATCCAATGCTGAAGCAGATCATTTTGAAAGGCTCGGCAAAGTCACGTCAGACCGTTGGTGCAACGCTGGATATGGTGACATTTCAGGGACGCTGTAGTGTCCGTGCACGCCGTTTAACTCCAACTCCGGCAGTTACCACTGTTGTTGATGAAGTAAAGTGGCAGGCGCTTTACGGTGCTTATCCTTTACAAAGCACAGTGTATGAACATGAAACGGTTTTTCGTGCACGTACTTATGCAACGACCGGAGCTTTATCTGTTAAGTCCCGCAAGATCAATTTTGATCTTCAGCGGATGTTACCGACTTTTAAAAACGGCGCAATGACGACAGAGCTATTTCCAACATCAAGCTTTGCTGATGCATTGGTTTCAATGGCACTGGATGACAAGATAGGCCGCCGTACGATCGATGAGATCGATCTGGAAAATATCTATCGGACTTATAACGATGTAGTTGATTATTTTGGTACACCACTTGCGGCTGAGTTCTGTACTACGATTGATGATACAAACCTGTCTTTTGAAGAGCTGGTCACCAATCTTTGTGATGCCGTGTTTTGTACTGCATATCGGCAAAACAATAAACTCAAGCTTTATTTTGAACGGCCAACTGATAACTCGGTAATGCTGTTTAACTTCCGGAATATCATTCCAGATAGTTACAAGCATGATCTGACCTTTGGTGTGATGGATGACTACGACGGACTGATCTATGAATACACGGATCCGACCGACGATAGCCGTATCAATATCTATTTACCGGATAAAGGAGCCAAAAACCCTAAAGAAGTGAAATCTGTTGGTGTTCGAAACAAGTGGCAAGCTCATTTCAATGCGTACCGGCTTTGGAACAAGCTTCGGTTTCAACGTAAATCCATCACCTTTGATGCGGCGCCTGAGTCTGAATTGCTTGTGCTACGTGACCGTATTGCCGTAGCAGATTATCGCAATGGTATTCATCAAAGCGGGGAAGTGGTACAGCAAGAGGGTTTAATTCTCACCTTAAGCCATGATGTAGATTTCATTGCAGGCAAGAGCTATGTGATTTATCTGCAAATGGGGGATGGCACAGTGGACCTGATTCCTGTTACCGCTGGATCTGCCAAGAACAAGGTAGTTTTAGGCCGTTTACCGAACGGGGCCTTAAAGCTTAGTCCTGATGATTTTGTGAATACTATCTATACGGTGGTTAATGACGATACCAAAGGCTCACTGCCTTATCTGGTTGCAAAAAGAGAACCGGCTGACCAGTTCTCTAATACCATTACTGCAATTAATTACGATGAACGTTATTACCTCAACGATAAAGACTTTATTGATGTACCGGTTGATGATTCACCGATCTACATTCGATATGACCAGCTTGATATTAATCTCGCACGTTTATATCAAATGCAAAGAGGTGATTTACCAACGACTGGCGAAATTAGCTTTGTAGTTGAAGCTGGTGCGCTGGTTTCAAGCTCAAGTTCTTATCGACCGGAAACCAGATTTGTCTATAAATTCGACTATAAGTCTAGTCCTGCAAAACGAGAGTATATCGTTCCTGCTGCAACTGAATTACCAGCGATAGATACAGGGGAGTTCCCACCTGATCTGGTGGTGAATCTAACGATTAAAGGTGCTGTTGTTGGACGTGGTGGAGATGGCGGTTTGCCACATCTAGCTTACGGAGATTGGGAAAAAGATTCAGACTTCAATTTTACCAAAACCCGGCGTGATGGGTTTCAGGGAGCACCCGGTTTATTGAATCGGCACAGCAAACTAAACCTGATTATCGATGGAGGGACGTTAGCTCGAGGCGGTTCAGGTGGTGGAGCAACACCAAGTGGTATTTACACTGGATCATCTTATGGGGTTCAGGGAATTCCCGGTGGTGCTGGAGCACCATTTGGTCGGGTTATGACCGGACAACCTATTACTAACGATTCACAAGACTGGCGTTGGTACTTTAATGGTGACTTTATGGTTGTCAAAGTAACCGATGCTGAAGCTACTGTGCCTGGTAAAGGTTATCGAACCCAAAATGACCGTTATGGATCTCCATTATCGGGTGATGGCGGTGGATGGGGCGAACGTGGTACCAAGTCTACCAATGGTGGAACATGGAATTGGCAATACCATGGAACGACGGAAGGCCAGCCGGGGCCGGGTGGACCTGCAATTGTTGGGGTGGCACCTCTAACAACTCAATTGATTAACGGAGGGAAAATCTTACAAACCCTTTAAACCTTAAAAGAACTATGAGCACCCAATTGGGGTGCTTTTTTATTGTCTAAAAATATCTGGAGAGATTTATGGAACCAGTTTCCACTAGCGGTTTAACAGCAATTTTAAAATTTTATGGCGCAGCAATTATGGTGACTTTAGCGGTCGCTTTAGTTGCAGCAGTTGTATTGATGACACGTATGCCACGCTCACCACAAGAGTGGGCCGTAGGCTTGATTTGTACGGTTGTATCAAGTCTAGCGGGTGGTTCATTCATTATTGTGAAGTGGGGGCTTCATGAATGGGTTACTGATGTATGGGGGATGATCGCACTTGGTGGATTCTTCTTTGTTTGTGGATTACCCGGTTGGGCTTTAGTCCGATGGATCTTTAACTTCATTGATAAGCAGGAAGGTAAAACGATCGTTGAAGTGATCAAAGAGTTTAAAAAAGCCAGAAAAGACATTGAAAACAGTTAATGCCGCCTTCGGGCGGTTTTTTGTATCTAAAGGAAACTGAGATGAATATTGAACAATATCTTGATGAGTTAATTAAACGTGAAGGTGGATATGTAAATAATCCTGCTGATCGGGGCGGTGCAACAAAGTTCGGTATTACTGAAGCGGTCGCACGTGCAAGCGGCTATAAGGGCAATATGAAAGATTTGCCTTTAGATGTGGCCAAAGCAATTTATAAAAAGCAGTACTGGACGGCTCCACGATTTGACCAGGTGAATATCATTTCTTCTGCTGTAGCTGAAGAGCTTTTAGATACTGGTGTGAACTGCGGTACCGGATTTGCAAAACCTCTTTTACAACGTGCTTTGAATCTCCTAAATAACAATGGTAAAGCAGGGTGGCCAGATTTATCAGTAGATGGAATTTATGGTCCAGCTACTTTAAATGCGCTTAAAACATTTTTAGCCAAACGTGGCAAAGAAGGCGAAAAGGTCTTAGTGCGCGTGTTAAATATTATGCAAGGCCAACGATACATTGAAATCTGTGAACGTAATAAAAGCCAAGAGCAGTTTTTTTATGGCTGGATCGCTAACCGGATCGCATAA